ATCCGTTCAGCATTTAAAATTGAAAAGACACCATCAATGTGTATTTATTATGATGTAAATTATTCTGAATATAGGTTTAAAGACTTTTCATCTGGTTATCAAGGCAATAGCATTAATTTAGTAAAGTATTTGTTTAACTGCAATTATCATGAAAGTATATTAAAAATTGAATATGATTATGCAGAATATACAAAGTACAATACTTCTCACATTCCTGCTGAAATAAAAGTACATGATAAATTTAAAGTAACAGATTTTCAAATTAGACATTGGAATAATCTTGATGAATCTTTTTGGAAAGGATTTAAGATTAATTCAAATCTATTAAGTTACTATAATGTTTCTCCCTTAGAATATTTTACAATGACAAAAGAGGAACAGGATGGTAGTGAAGCAAAGTTAATCACAAAACGTAATTATTTATATGGATATTTTAGAAATGATGGTAGTTTATATAAAATCTATCTTCCTAAAACTCCAGATAAAAAGTTTGTTAAAGTTGAAAACTACATTCAAGGTGTAGATCAACTTGCAGGTAAGGATTATTTGATCATTACATCATCTCTAAAAGACTTAATGGCATTCACTAGACTATCTATTCAAAATGCAGAATCAATTGCACCAGATAGTGAAAATAGTATGATTGCAGAAAGTGTAATAATAAAACTAAAAACAAAGTATAAAAAAGTAATAGTTTTATTTGACAATGATGAAGCTGGTATAAAATCAATGTTAAAGTATAAAGAAAGGTATGACTTAGATTATATTACTTTAGACTTTGAAAAAGATTTATCTGACACTGTAAAAAAATATGGTGTAGATTTTACTAGAGATGTATTATTAAAATTAATTAAAAAATTAATATGAATAATTTAGAGACAATAGAAGCATTAAAAAAAAAGGCTACAAAAATTTATTATGATTTTAGACATAAACAATTAGAAAATGAAATACAAAGAGATAAAATTAAAGCTTTAGAAAATAAAATTAAAGCTTTAGAAAATACAATTGAAGAACTAACTCATAGATTAATAGAACAAGAAATTGAGTTAAGTAGATTAATTAAAAAAGTAATATGAGTTGGTTATATAATGGTACAGAGTTTACTCAAACTAATATTCCGGAAGGTGCAGTAGGTTTTGTGTATCACATGTCTGTAATATTAAATGGAAATACTTATGCTTATATTGGTAAAAAGAATTTCTTTGCTAATGTTAAAAAGCCTATAGGTAAGAAAGCACTTGCTTTAGTTACAGACAAAAGATTAAAGAAATACACCCGGGAACTTAAGCCTAACTTTATGAATTACTACAGTAGTAATCAACAATTAAAAGAAGCTCATAAAGCAGGATGTAAAATTAAAAGGGAAATTCTAGTAATTTGCTACTCAGCAATGGAATTGACTTATCAAGAAGTAAAGCATCAGTTTAAATATGAAGTGCTTGAAAAAGAAGGTTTCTTAAATGGAAACATTTTAGGTAGGTTTTATAAAACAAAATAATTATGAGTAGAAAAGCACCAATAATTACATTGGATGAACTTAAATTAAAAATGAGTAAGTATATTAAATCTTATGATGATCCTACTTATGGAGATGATGAAGAGTTTCCTTGGAATTTACCTTCAATAGCAATAGATAATGATTTAACAAAAATTGAATTTGATTTTGAAAATTGTTGTATAGGTGAGAATAATGAAAATTATGAGGGTTATCCATGTGGATATAAAGTATTACCATCAGGAATTCCTGTTTTACTAGTTAATGCAGGAGGTGACTGGGAATTTCCAATATGCTTTGCATTATATTTTGATGGTAAAAGTATTAGAGGATATATACCAACTGAAGGTAATGTATTTGATAAAAAAAATAAAAGTGCTTATGGTAATCATGATGACTGTCTTGAAGATGAGGAACTTTTAAAATTAATAGATTCTGTATCTATCATTAATGATATTAATACAAGAATACAAACAAAATAATTATGAATGAATTAAAAATGCAGACTCTATTACTAGGGCTGACTGATCTTGGTATAACCGGTATTAATGTATATTATGCAGGTGGTGGAGATGATGGTGCTATAGAAAATATATGTTATAGTAAAGAACCAAATATAGATTTTGATGAAATAATGAATATTGATATTTATGGGGATTCATATAATTTAGAAACATTAAATAGTTCTATATTTTCTCAATTACAAGATTTTGCACAAAGCCACATACTTGATGATATAGAAGACTGGTGGAATAATGACGGTGGTTATGGTTATTTATGTATAAAAGTACCTTCAGGAGAATATAAAGTATTTAATATGATAAATGTAATGAATATTGAAGAATTTGAACATGAAGGTGGATTAATTGATAAAACTTTAGAATAATGAGTCATCCTTATGAACATGCTAAATCCAGTGCCCGTAAATGGGGCGGAGAGCCATTAGAATATATGCATATTCATGAATGGTTTGATGCTACCAAGGCTTGGATAGGTCATAGTAAACACAGAATGTTTCGTCACCATAGTGAAGGTATATTTGAATGTGAAATTCACTTTGGTACTTACTTTATAAATTCTGTAGGTAAAACTGTATATATAAGATATGTTGGAGAACAACATGTAAAAGAAGATTGTAACAATTACATTCCTAGTGCAAAAGAATGGGTAGATAATATAAATAAGCCCACAGAATGGATGATTAAAACCTTAAAAATTGAAGACTAATGGAAGATCAAATTAATTATTGGGGATTAGCACATGAATATGCTGATTCTAAATATAAAATGGAAAAGGGTGATGATATTTCTAAATATGAGAGATATGAAGAAGTTAAAGAATCTTATGAAGCTGGATTTTTAAAAGCTATGGAATTACTAAAAAAAGAAGACTGATGGAAGAAAATGCATTTATACAAAAAGTATATGCTACACCTAAGGCTGATCTTATAATGACAGAATTAGGTTGGAAAAAACCTCTTGGAGAAGTACCAATTTTTGTAAAAGAAAACACTAATTATAATAAAGATCCTTATGCATTCATCATGACTTTTCCTGTAGATTTTCATGGTAATTATGGCATATATGAAAAATGGATTAATGAAGGTCATGATGTTAGAAAAAGTTTAGAAAAGATAGAAGCTCTTTGGACTAAAATGTATGTGACAAAAGAAATGTATGATTCAACACTTTTATTACTTGCAACAGATTTTTATAATCATCATTTTGATTTTGCAAAAGCATCTGAATGGCAAATGAAGTATGAAAAAGAAACAGGTAAATCATATTAAAACACTTAAAATTGAAGACTAATGGCAAAAGTAAAAATTGGAGTTGAGGAAGTTATAAACTTAAGAATGATGTTGAATTCACAAGAAGAAGATAATAAAAATATGGCTTTTATGGCCATTGAAAATTCTGATATTAAAAATTCTGCAAATGCATTATTTGTATTATACAAATTTGTAAATGTAGATGCAAATACATGGAAATTAAATTGTCCAAAGATGGTAAGCTATCTTGAGAAAATTAAAATGTTAGAACCTTTAGGTCTAACTAGTAGTAATGCACCAACAATGCCAAAAGTATTTCATAAACTGATTGAGCATAAAGCTAATAAAGAAGTTATGTTATTATTTTTAGATTTTCATAATAAACATTTGATGTCTATTATGGAAGCCTGGGGTTATCCTGTTGATAAGTTTGAAATAACAACAAAAATTAAAGAGAATGCAGACTAAAGAAGATTCTCTAGCTAAGATAAGTAAAAATCTTATTTTGGCTGAACCATTTTATGGTTTCTTATTAATAATGCTAAATAAAATATGGAACAAAAGAGTTGTTCCAACTGCAGGTGTAAGTAAAAATGGTATTAATTATCAGTTAGCAATTAATCCAGATTTTTGGGAAACACTAACTGATGATTATAGATTTGGAATATTAAAGCATGAGTTATTACATATTGCTTTCTTTCATCTTACAGATTATCATAATTATCCTGATAGAAAACTAGCTAATATAGCAATGGATATGGAAATCAATCAATATATTGATGATAAATTTCTCCCTACTAAAGATTTAAGTCATGATGAATATGAAGCTTTAATACAACCTATTAAAGATAAAATTCAACAAGGTAAAACAGATAGTAGTTTAAGTCAAGAAGAAATACAGGCTCTTATTAAAAGTTTACCAATAAGAGGTATTTTTATCAATGATTATGAAGATCTTAATCTTGATACAAAAGCAGGTACTAGATATTATTATGATAAACTTAGTAAAGCAAAAGAAGAAAAAGATAAAAATGGTACATCTGGAGATAAAAACTTTGATGACTTATGTGATCAAATGGATTCTGGAGAAGGTTATCCATCAGATCATCCAACATGGGATGAATTTGCAAATCTATCAGAAGCTGAGCAAAAGTTAATCAATAAACAAGTTGATACTCTGTTAAAACAAGCATCAGAAATGACTCAAAAGAAAAAAGGTAACATACCTGGAGAATTGAGTGATTATCTGATTGAAATGGATAAAATTGTAAAACCTAAATTTGATTGGAAGGGGTATATTAGAAGGTTTACTGGAATTAGCACAAAGGTATTTACTAAGAAGATACGCAGAAAAGAGAATAGAAGATATACTGATAACCCGGGTCTTAAAATTAAGATGCGGCAACATATGTTACTAGCTATTGATACTTCTGGTTCTGTAAGTGATAATGAACTTAAAGAATTTATGAATGAGATACATCATATTCATAAAGCTGGAGTTGATATTACTATAATCCAATGTGATACAGTAATACAAAGTATAAAAGAATATGATGGTAAATTTGGTGGCATTGCTATAT